GAGCAAAGCTTTCGCGACGAACGACAGCTTCTCGAACTTTATGGCCGCGGTTGGCATCAGCCAGCCGGCATCGAACCAGAGCGCAACAGGAACCTACACCGCTGAATACATCTCGCGCTTTCGGCCGCTGCTCGACAATATCTACCGCTCGTCCTGGATCTGCGGCGTGGCGGTCGATTCGGTAGCCGAAGACATGACCAAGCGCGGCATCGAGATCGTTACCTCGGCCGATCCGGCGCAGGTGGAAGGCCTGCATGCCGCCTGGCGCGACCTGCACCTGTGGGATCAGATCTGCGACACGATCAAGTGGGGCCGGCTCTATGGCGGAGCGATCGGCGTCATGCTGATCGACGGCCAGCGCTTCGATACGCCGCTGCGTCCCGAGACGGTGGCGCCTGGCGCATTCAAGGGCGTGTATCCGCTGGACCGCTGGACGGCGCAGCCGGTGCTTTCTCTGCCGGTACGCGACTACGGCCCGGACTTCGGCAAGCCGATGTACTACGACGTGATGGCGGACAACAACGTCCTGCCAAATGCGCGGATTCATTACTCGCGCGTGATTCGCATCGATGGCATCGACCTTCCGTACTATCAGCGGATGACCGAGAACCTGTGGGGCCAGTCGGTCATCGAGCGCCTCTGGGACCGGCTGCTAGCATTCGATTCGACCACCCAGGGAGCGGCGCAGCTCGTCTACAAAGCGCATCTGCGCACCTACGCCGTCGAGAACCTGCGCGAGATCATTGCGGCGGGTGGACCGGCCCGGCAGGGACTAATCGCGCAGATCGATTTCGCACGCATGATGCAGTCGAACGAAGGCATCACGCTTATGGATGCCAAAGACAAGTTCGAGGCGCACAGCTACACCTTCAGCGGGCTGGACACGGTTCTACTGCAGTTCGGCCAGCAGTTGTCCGGTGCGCTGCAGATCCCGCTCGTGCGGCTCTTCGGCCAATCGCCCGCGGGCCTGAACGCGACCGGGGAAAGCGACATCCGCAATTACTACGACGGCATTCAGCAGCGGCAAGAGCACCGGCTGCGGTCCCCGATCAGCAGTCTGCTGCGGGTGACCTGGCGCTCGCTCTACGGTTCCGATCTGCCCGAAGGCAGCAATTTCAGTTTCCGGCCGCTCTGGGTGATGTCCGATGAGCAGAAGGCGCAGATCGGCAACACGATTACGCAGGCGGTGACGCAGGCCGAGAGCAACGGCCTGGTGCGGCGCGCGACGGCATTGAAGGAGCTGCGGCAATCGAGCCACATCACCGGGCTCTGGTCGAACATCACCGACGAAGAAATCGAGGAAGCGGAGAATGAGCCGCCGCCGGTACCCGACGGCATGATGCTCGACGAGAACGGCGAGGCGAAGCCGGCGGCGAGCGTGATCGGCGAGGATGACGAGGACGACGGCGACTCGACGAACGACCGCGCTTACAAACCGCGGCGGAGCTGGCGCGATCGTTTTCTGGCTCTGTTTCGCGATGAGGACTGGAAGGAGTCGGAACATCCGCGGAAAGACGACGGAGAGTTTACAGAAAAAGGCAGCGGGACCTCAGGCAGCAGCGAGCCGGAGCCGAGCCATCCTCTGGGACCGCTTTACCGTGAGGTTTCTGGGAAGCCGCACGAAGCCATCGCAAAATTGCTCAGTGAGAAGAAGGGCGCGGTACCGGACATCTGGGACAACCCGGAAGTGCCCACAGGAAAGATTGGACTGGCCTGGGGTGTGCCCGGCAACCCGGCGAAGAAGTGGCGGGGCGGTCACGGTCTTGCCCACATCATCGCCAAACACGTCGAAGCGCAACAAGACTTCAAGCTCGAGGACTTGCCGGACATGGTACCGAAATTGAAGTTCCTGCGAGTGGAAGGGGAAAACCGCCTGATCATGGAAACACCTGATCATCGAGCGGTGGTTTCGCTCGATTGGTACGGCAAGCAAGAGCACTGGCTCATTTCGGCCTTCGAGCCAAGAGAGTGAGGGCCGTGCCCATCGGAGGGACCCTATTGCTACCCCGATGCTCCGTAGAGGAAGCTTTTCGACTCCGCAGCTTCGGAACGGCTCAATTACCAGCGTAGCGTGATTTCGATCGCAATGGGACCAGATGCCGCGCCTGAAACGTCCGATCGCCCGACCAGTATTTTCCGGTCCCGAGCGCCGTTATGTGATTTCGCTGCGCAAGGTGGCCGACCAGGTCCTGACGCTGGTGCGCGGGTTCGATGTGACGGATCCGGGCGTGGTGCCGCGGCTGCGCAATGTGCTCGAGAAGTACGCATTGGCATTAGAACCGTGGGCTGAAGCAACGGCGGCGCGGATGTTGGCAGAAGTGAATCAGAAGGACCGGCAGAGCTGGCAGGTACTCACCGCGCAGATGTCACGCCAGCTGAGAAATGAAATCGATCAGGCGCCGACAGGACAGACTCTGCGCTCGCTGCTGGCCGAGCAGGTGCAGCTCATCAAAAGCCTGCCACTGGAAGCCGCACAAAGGATACAGGACTTGACGGTCGAGCGGTTATCGGACAGCCGCCGGTCCAGCGAGCTGGTGGCCGAGATTATGCGAACCGGCGAAGTGACCCGCAACCGTGCGAACACGATCGCGCGCACGGAAACCTCGCGGGCGGCTTCGGTGCTGACGCAGGCGCGGGCGCAGCATATCGGCTCGGAAGGCTACATCTGGCGCACCGCTGAGGATTCCGATGTGCGGCCGTCTCATCGGCGCATGAACGGGCGCTTCGTGCGCTGGGACCAGCCACCGAAGCTCGACAATCTCACCGGCCATGCGGGGGCGCTGCCGAACTGCCGATGCTATCCGGAGCCGGTGATTCCGGAGACTTAGAAAGTTCTCAGAAATGCCACGACACCGCCGAAAACGCCAAGGCCGAGCCAAAGCGTCCATCGCGCATGTCTCGTCCAAGCTTTCGCTGATTTCTCGTTAGGCTGCCAGCCCACTAGGGCGTCAATGGCACGCCAACTTGCATACGCGGCCGTTGTCAATGAGACCAGACAAAATGCAGTGATCCACCCGCTCCACACGGTATGACGGACCGACTTGTCGTAAACCGCGGCGATTGCAACGAGAGCACCAAGGGAGATCGTTCCCAGATGCTTGAGTGAGTCAACCCGTAGCTTTCGGATTTCTATTTCTTCCTGAGTCATATATGCGGTTTTATACTACCGACCAACTCGGGCCGAATCGACATCTTACGCCCGAGGGTTTTCTCGTCTGCAAGGACGTCGCGATCGGGCGGACGGGCGATATGGTCTACGCGCCGGGCGAGGTGCCGGTCGAGGCGGGCCCGGACGGCCTGATCCGCATCACGCGCGATGCCGACGCCGTTTTCCATGACGACACCATCGCCAGCTTCCAGGGCAAGCCGATCACGCTCGATCATCCGCCCGTTGACGTTACGCCGCGCAACTGGTGCTCGCTCGCCAAGGGCGTTGTGCAGCATGTGCGGCGCGGCGAAGGCACGAGCGACAGCCTGCTGCTCGCTGATCTGCTGATCACCGATCAGGCGACGATCGACGCGGTGCGCGACGGTCTGCGCCAGGTCTCATGTGGCTACGACGCCGAATACGAACAGCTTAAGCCCGGCTATGGCCGGCAAAGAAACATCATCGGCAATCACGTTGCCCTGGTGGAAAAAGGGCGTTGCGGGGAACGCTGCGCCATAAGAGATGGAGATAAAAGCATGTCTGCAAAAGCGAAAAAGACTCGCTGGACTGATTTCAAATCCCGCATTACGGCAGCGTTCAAGGCCCGCGATGAGGGAGAGCTGCAAACGCTGTTGACCGAAGCGCCGGAGCCGGACGATCCGACCAAAGGCGAAGCGAGAGAAGAAGACAGCAACGGGAACAGTTCCGAGAACGGCCTGGCCGCGAAGGTCGATGCCATTGTTGCTCGCCTGGACGCGCTCGAGGCGCGCCTGGGCGCAACTGTTGACCGGAAGGCCAAAGACGAGCGTAAAGAGTCCGAGAACGAGGAAGACGAGGACGACGACGAGGACGAGAAGGACGAGAAGAAGCGAAAAAAGTCCGAAGACTCCGCTTCCACTCGCGACCAGGCACCGTCGGCCAGCGAGATTCAAGACATCTTTGCGCGTGCAGAGATCCTGGCCCCCGGCATCAAATTGCCCACCATGGACCAGGCAGCCAAGCCGGCGGCGGTGCGCGATAGCCTCTGTGCGCTTCGCCGCCTGGCGCTGACGCGTTTCGTCGAAGGCGAGCGCGGCCGCAAAGTGGTGCTGCCGTTTTTTGGCGGGAAAGATCCGGACTTCAAGACGATGACATGCGATGCCGTGCAGGGCGTCTTCGTCGCCGCATCCGAGATCGCCAAGCGCGAAAACAACTATGAAGCTGCGTTGAGCAAGGACGCGATCGCGCAGACGCGCGCCACCACCAGCGCCATCGTCGAGATCAACAAACGCAACAAGGAATTCTGGAGCCGCAGTTAACCCGGCGGCAAGAACGCTGAACTCAAGGAGAACACAATGCCTGCATTTACCTTCCGCATGCCTGCCGGGATCCCGGGCATGCTCAACCGAACCGAAATCGCGACTGTCGAAGCACAGATTGTGATGCCTACGAATCCACCGACCGCCTTCGGCGTGCCCGTTGCGATCGATGCCACTGCTCTGCAGGTCCGGCCGATCGGCGCCGGCGATGCGGCTGCGGCCGTGTACGGCTTTCTGATCCGGCCGTACCCGTCGACTGGGAATCAGATTAACGAGCCCGTCGGAACCGCGACACCGCCGACCTCCGGCGTAGTCAACGTCATGCGCCGCGGCTATATGACGATCAAGCTCAACGGCACGGCCGCCGCCGTCAAAAACGCGCCGCTGTTTGTGCGCATTGCGAATCCGAGTACCGGAAAAGTGGTCGGCGGTGTGGAAGCGGCAGCCGATGGTACAAACACCATTCAGCTCTCGAACGCCTACTTCATGGGACCGGCGGACGCACAAGGCAACGTGGAGATTGCCTACAACATCTAGGCGAAGGCGCCCGGAGAAAGCAGCAGAAATTTCAGGACTGGAGACAAAACACAATGCTTACTTTCGATCGTCGTACCGTTGACTCTACCGGCGCTTTTCTGATCGGCGAACTGGAACGGCTGGATGCGACTATACATGAACCGCTCGTTTCCGTCACGTGGGGCCGTGACATCGACCTGCGCGAGGACGTGACCATCGGCGATGAGTTCTCGTCGTTCACCAATTCGACCTTTGCTTCGCCCGGCGGCATCAACCCGACCGGCAAGGCCTGGATCGGGAAGAAAACGAATGCCATCACGGGCGTCGAGCTCGACATCGGCAAGACAGCGAACCGGCTGCACCTGTGGGGCATGGAGCTGTCTTACACCATCCCCGAGCTCGAGAGCGCGGCACGCCTCGGGCGGCCCATCGATCAGCAGAAGTTCGATGCGATCAAGCTGAAACACCAGATGGACATCGACGAGATGGTGTACGTGGGCGACAGTTCGCTCGCTGTCACCGGGCTGATCAATTCGCCACAGGTGACGGTCACGACCGCGCCTACGGCGGGAACCGCCAGCCCGACCGGCAACTCAACGTCGACCCGCTGGGCCGATAAGACGGCCGACGAGATTCTGGCCGATGTGAATGCGGCGCTGACGGGCGCCTGGGCAGCCTCCGGCTGGGCTGTTATGCCGAGCGAGCTGCGCCTGCCCCCGCAGCAGTTCGGGCAGCTGGTGGCCACCAAGGTTTCGACTGCGGGCAATCTGAGCGTGATTGAGTACCTGAAAGTGAACTCACTTTCGAATGCGATCAATGGCCGGCCGCTGAACATCCAGCCGTTGAAGTGGCTGCAGGGTGCGGGCACGAGTGGCACGAATAACCCGACGCTGGCCACACCTGCGCCGGATCGCGCTCTCGCCTACACCAAAGATCGCAACCGGGTACGGTACCCGCTAGTACCGCTGCAGCGCACGCCGCTTGAGAACCGCTCGATTTACCAGATCACCACGTACTTCGGGCGCCTCGGCCAGGTCGAGCTAGTCTATCCGGAAACGGTGGCCTATCTGGACGGCATTTAGTCAAAACGATCAGAATGGAGGGAGCCTATGCCCAAATCAGCAGAAGCACGCGAAACAGACGAGAAAGAGCAGCCGCTCGCCGAAAAGCAGGCGGCTCTCGCGCATCTCGAGCAGACGGCGGCACATCATCCGCATGAAGGCGACACGGCCTCGCCCGTGCATGTCGTACATGCGGTGAACACGGTAAAGCCGCATCCGTTCGAAGGCCACACCGGCTCACCGCATGTGGTTCATCCGGCGACGAAGAAAGCCTGATGGTCACGCCCGCGTCCTTTCGGGCGGACTTCCCGGAATTCAGTGATACCAATCTGTATTCCGATGGAACCCTCACGTTCTGGATCAACTTGTCGGCCGCCCTGGTGAACGCGGACCGGTGGACGGACCTGACCGATATGGCGGTGGAACTGGCGACCGCCCATCAGGTTCTACTGGCGAATGCGAATCAAGCAGCCGCAGCGGGCGGGCAGCAGCCAGGCGCAACAAAGGGCCTGGTCTCGTCGAAGTCAGTGGGCGATGTCAGTGTGAGCTATGACCTGAGCAGCGCCACGCTCACCGATGGCGCGTTCTGGAATCTCACGCAGTATGGCGTGCGGTTCCTGCAGTTGGCGCGGATGTTCGGCTCGGGTCCGATTCAGCTGTAAGGGCGATAAGACCCGGATTCGACGCAGCAGCCAGGAGCGGGCACTCCATTCCAGCTACCGGACCGCAATACCGCCCTCCACATGAATGTAACAACGAAAGTCACGAAGGATAACGTGGGCGAACTGCTGCGATCCCTTCAGGAGCTGGCCAGGCGCGATGTGCTGGTCGGCGTAACCGAAGAGCGCAGCGATCGGGATGATCCGGAGGCGGGGACGCTCGGCAACGCCTCGTTGGCCTACATCCACGAGCACGGTTCGCCAGTGCAAAACATTCCGGCGCGGCCGTTCCTCGAGCCAGGCATCCAGGCCGCAAAAGAGAGAGTTGCCGGCATGTTCGAAAAGGCTGCACAGGCGGCACTCGACGGCAAAGAGGCGGCTGCGGTGCAGGCGCTGGACAAGGCCGGGCTGATAGCACAGAACACTGTGCGCGCGCGCATCACGTCCGGCCCGTTCGCGCCGCTCGCGCAGGCAACGCTCGCCGCCCGCCGGCGCCGCGGCCGAACCGGGACGAAGCCGCTGATCGATACCGGGCAGCTGCGCAACTCGATCACGTACGTCGTTCGCGAAAAATAGTTGCGCCTGGCGTTCAAACTCGGCGGCGATCCGCTGCTGCATCCGGTCGAGGCTGTCATAGAATGGCGCACAAACTCGCAGGTATGCCATGCCGAACTGCTGTTTGCAAACGGTGAAACGTTCAGTACCGAGCTCAGCGTGGGCGCCCGTTATACCAACGGGAGCCAGCTCCTGCCCGGGCAATGGGAGTGCGTTGAGCTCGGGCCGCTCGATGAGGACGCCATCCGTGAACGCTGCGACCTGCTGCGCGGGCGCTCCTACGATGCGCTCGGCCTGGTTGCCTATCTGCTCGACTGCAAAGACCCGGATGCGCGCGAGCGATCGTTTTGCGCCATGCTGTGCGTGCAGATCCTGCAGCAGGCAGCGAATGTTTTCCGGTTTGCCCAGCCGTCGGTCATCTCGCCCGGCGAGCTGTATCTGATGGCGAAGGCGCGCGAAGAGGCCCTGCTGCAACGACCGGCATGATCGACCTGAGCGATATCGTCAGCGATCCGGAGTTTGCTCGTCCGTTCACGATCAACCGCTCAACCGGGCAGTTTGCGCTAGGTGGATACCAGGCTGCGGTTCAGCAGATACAGGCCGTCGGCGTCATCCGGCCGGCCGGCGCCCAGGATATCGAGATCGTGCCGGAAGGCGACCGCACACTCGGCATGATGACGTTCTGGTCGGCGACGGAAATGAACACGACGAGTGCCACCGGAACGAGCGACGTGCTGACGTATCAGGGCATCGATTACCGCGTGCTGCAGGTGATGCCATCGGGCGACTTCGGTTACTGGAAGGCGATCGCGGCACGCAAGAGCGGCGACTAGCGGACCATGGGAACAACTTCGACATTCCCGAACCAGCAGACGCTTGCCAGCACCGCGCTGACGCCGGACAGTCTGTTGACCGTGCTGCAGAAGCTGGTAGCACAGATACTCGGCTTCAACCCGACAAGCAATACCGATGCCGCGTACAGCTCAGTACGCGTCGAATGGCCCGAGGAAGGCCAGCCCGGCTTTACGATCGACTCCGATTACGTCTTTCTGCGCGCCACCGAGGACGACGACGATTACGCACACCTGCGCGACACCAAGTACGCGACCAACGATCAGCAGAGCGTCCGGCTGACGATGACCTATATTCGCGTCTGGCGCGTGCACCTGACGTTCTACGGGCCGGCCAGCTTCGATCACGCCCGGCTGGTCGCGGACGCGATGTTTCTGGACTGGGTGCACGATGCGCTGGCGGCTTCGAGCCTGTTTCTGATCACCGATTTTGCGCGGCCGGTTTACGCGCCCGAACGCTTCCAGGGCCAGTGGTGGAAACGCACGGATCTCGAGCTGCGCTTCAACGAGCGTGTCGTTGACACACTGATCCTTCCGTCCATTGCGAGCTCCGAAGTACTCATCTACGATGCCGCGGCCAAGCTTGCTGATTTGACCATCACCTAAGACTTCAGAGGAAAACGTATGCCCACAACTCAACCGCTTTCGGTTGTCGTCAATGTGGCGGTTACGGTCGCGCCCGTCGCAGCCGCCACGCCAACCTTCAATCAGGGTCTGATCGTCGGCCCATCGACTGTGATTCCGGCCTCGCAGCGCGTCCGGCAATACACCAGCTTGGCGGCGATGCTGTCGGACGGCTTCACCGCAACGTCGCCGGAGTATCTGGCAGCGCAGCTCTATTTCGGGCAGACACCGACGCCGCAGTACCTGTGGGTCGGCCGGCAGGATTTGACGGTGCCCGAGACGCCGCTGCAAGCGCTGCAGGCCTGCCGGGCTGCGTCACCGAACTGGTGGGCGTGCCTGGTCACCGATGCCGTCGCCGCGGATCACGAGGCCATCGCAGCCTGGATTCAGGCCGCTACGCCGCAGTCCTGCTACTTCTACACGACTTCCGATGCTAACGTGCTCTCCGGCGCTA